GTGGCTGTCTCTTCTTGGCGCATGAACTCCGTTGGTTTATACAGGTTTGACCCTGCAATCTTTTCGTCTGCTTCTGGAACAACGCACAGCAACTTCCAACCTGTGGGGGTCGGCAGCGCACCTGCTTTTGTTTCACTGTCAGCGCCTTCTTCTGGCGTATCCATTTGCTGGATGTGCTTTGGTAAGACGATGTTTGGCGGCAGGATCAATCCTGATTCAGTTTCAATCATCTGATTGTTCAACTTTCTGTAGCAGGTCAAGGAGATAACGCTCTGCAAGGGCTAGACCCGAAATAATCCCGCAGAGTTTTTGGTATTCATCAAATGATCGACATGATCCCGCAGCCAAGTCATCTGCGTAGTTGTTCATGTCAGTACGTATTTTGTCGCGCAATACGGATGCGAATTCTTGGATCATTTGGGTTCCTTACCTTGTGGCTGGCTTTTATCTGCAAACTGCAAAGACGTAGTGCGGGCTTGCAAATCCATTTCTTTTTGCCTCTTAGAAATTTCAGAGCCTAGCTTCACGCCTGCAAGCTCTTGGTCAAACTGCTGTTTGGCTTTGCTCTCATTGATTTGAGCACCAATACGCATACCCTCAAGTTCTTTGTCACTACGCAGCTTCTCGGTGTCCAAATCAAGTTTGTCTGACTTGGCAGTCATGTCAGCCACCATCTTCTGAGCATCCAACTGCGCGGCTTGTTGCTTAAGCTGGAAGTCTTGTTGCATCTTTTGCGCTTCCATTTGCAAGCGTTGTTGTCCCAACTGGATGTTGGCCTGAACTTCCTGTTGCTTGACCTGCATCTCAGCTTGTTTGAGTTGCAACTCTTGTTGTTGCATCTGGATGAGCGGGTCTTGCGCTTGTTGCTGCGCTTGCTGTTGTGCGGCTTGCGCTTGGTTTTGCTGCAACATTTGCTGAGCTGCTTGCGCCATCATGCTGGCCATTGCGTTGGCAACTGCTGTTGGCACCTGCTCGTCTTCTTTTGGAATTGTCATACCAAGTTGTTTCTCCAACTGCAACTTGTACTGGAACCCTACGTGCTCTGCGATGTGCGCAGTCAGCGCTGCTTGAATTTGAGGAGCCTTGGGGTTTTGGCCAATCAACTGCATTACGGTTGGGTCTTGCATTATGCTGGTGTGCACAGCAAGGTGCGCGGCATGGTCTTGCTCCACAAACGCTTTGAGTGGCTCGCCCTTGAGCACAGCCATGTTCTCTGTCACAGGGTCTTTGGGTTTCTGGTCATCCTCAAGTGGCACAAGTTTGTCTGCGTTCTTGATACCCAAAACCTCCAACATGTTGCGGTGCAACTGCGGCAAGTCGTAGATGTCTGGAGCCATCTGCGCCATCTGAATGACGGCTTGGTACTGCACCACACGCTGTGACATGGTGGCCGCATTCGGATCAGACACGGGGATAACATCTACATGCGCATAGTCAGACTTTTTAGCGCGTGGGCCGTCGTCGCCTTCTGGCTCGTATGAGTATGTGTCATCTGTGTAGTCACGGATGATGTCACGCAGAAGCTGCAACTCTTGCTTCAAGGCGTAGTGCACACGGGCCTGCACAGCCGTCATGACTTTAAGCTGGCGCTCAAGCAATGCCAGCGTTGTGCCGACAGGAGCCTGCGCAGACATGTCGGACACTTTCATATCTGCAGTGGCTGCAAACCTACGGCCTTCGTCTACGATTTTATCGAGCAGTGCGGCAAGAACCGCTGAAGGCTCTTTGTATGGCAGGGGCAAGATGCTGTCACGGATGGTGCCAGAGCCGATGTCTACGTCACGGAACTCTCCGGGAGCGATTGGTGTGTCGTCTCCCTTGATGCGCAGTCCTCTGGACTTAAGACCACCGGGCAAGTTGGACAATGTTCCTGCATCAATGAGCTGGCGCATGATGCTTGTAGCGGATTTAGCAAAGCCTCCGATAAGATGGAACAGCCCGAAGCCATAAGCTCCAAAGCCCGGAATATATTGGTAGTGCACAAAGTGCTGGCGTTTGAGTTTGAGTGGGTCATCTTCCTCCCAATTACGGCGAATAGCTAAAACATCGTTTGTGCCGCGAATGATTGTCACCACGTACGGAAGCGCGATGCCTGTTGGCTCGCCATCGTCGTCCAAGTCTTCGTGACCCTTGATATCCAAGTCAACGTGGCACTCAAGCAAAGTAAACCTGTCATCGTTCAGATCGCTAAAGCCTGTCTCTTTGTCCTTGGCTTTCTGAATATCGCCAACAACTTTGTCTGGCTCACCAAGATCAACTTCGCGGTAGAACCCTGCTTGCTGCAGTTTCAAAATCTCATTCTTGGTCTTGCGCATAACGTGCGTGACGCGATAGCAAGTCTGAATGTCCGATGTGCCGTAGGGCAGGATCATGTCTTCCGCAGGAATAAAGATCGATACTTGGCGGCCAAGTGAGGGGTCGTAGTACACCTTTTTAAACGCTGAACCTGTGGCCGGCAGTGACCACAACATGCGCTCATGCTCAGGACGGAACTCAACCATTTTCTCAGTCAGCTGGTAGTTCATATCCGCTTCTACGCGCACAGCCGCTTCTTGTTTCTGCGGTGTCTCTTTACCAAGTATTTTGGTACGCACAGGGCCTTGCGCTGGGAATGTCTCGGTGATTGTCTCTGACTGGAAGCGCACAACAGCTTCTGTAATCATCGGGTGGAACACACCAGACGCGCCGTTCCAAGGCTCTGTGCGCTCTTCCATCTGCAAGCCCAGAAGCTTCAAGCCTTCTGTGTAGGCTTTCTCCCAATCCTTGCGGGAGCTCTTATCTTGCTCAATGTCGCCTGCCAAGTCGCTGGCCAGCGTCTCCATGGCGCTCTCGTCCATGTACTCAGCCAAGTTAGCGTCAAAGTCTTCAGCAGACGGCTCGGCTGGCTCAATCTCAATCTCCATACCGTCTATGCCAATCTTGACCATCTCAGGATCAACGATCTCAATCTCGATGGGAGACTCATCCTCTGCCAGCTCTTCAATGCCTGTTGGAGATTGGTACAGCGCTTTGTCAATGTTCGTTGCCATGTGTGTTCCTAATAGTATGCGTACGACTTGCGGCGGAAGTAGTCAGGGTCATCCTTCGCATCCGTGTTCAAAGTGATAAAACCGCCTTGCCTAAAGCGTAGCAGTGCTTGTGTGGTCGTGTCCACGAAGTCATCGTGCTCCCCAACTGGGAAAGCCGCCATCTCTTCGATCACTTCTCGTGCCCAGCGTGTGTCCGGTGCCCAGACCATGCCAGAGGCAAACAAATCAGCCACTGCGTTTAATCGTACCATCTTGTCGTTGCCGCGGCTAGGATTTGTTTCCTGCACGGGGATGTCCATAGCCCGCAGTTCTTGGATCAGCGGAGCGCCTGCGGCCTTCTTCTCCACGATGAACGCATCTGGCTCCCACTCCTTGTAGTGCTTAAGCGCAACTTCTTTAAGTTCAGGGAACGTCATGCGGTCTTTAAACGCATCGAGCAAGATAATCTGCGTCGCGTCCTTCTCTTCTTCGTTGAAGAACACGCCCCATGTGGTGCAGGCTGAATAGTCAGAGTTGTTCTTGGTCTCAAACGCCGTATCCCACGACTGAATGACGTAATCGCACTGCGGTGGGTCTTCAGCCTCCCATATGCGCCACATCTTGCGCCCAACGATGGCTGAGTTCTCGCTTGTGGGCTGCTGCATGTACTGCGCGTTCCAATACCTAGGCTCAATAGACGCTTTGGTTGCTTTGAGCGCTTCGAGTGGCCACTGCTCTGGCCACAAGGACTTCTCCGTGTCCTGATCTTCGTTGAGAATGGCGGGAAGCTCCACGATTTCCCATGGAATAGCCTCGGGGTTGCGAGCTTGGTAGTCAATCAAGCGCCCAGTCAGGTCTAACAGCGACCATCTGGTCATAATCACAATGATCGCACCGCCCGGCATCAAGCGTTGCAGTGGGCCGGTCTGGAACCAAGACCATGCAGTGTCAAAAGCAAGCCGTGAGTTGGCTTTTACGTCTTGTTCCGAGTGTGGATCGTCAATAACGAACAGATCAGCACCACGACCAGCAAGAGCGCCCCCGACACCAGCAGCATAGTACTGACCGCCAGCGCTTGTAGACCATTTACCAGCGGCTTTTTGGTCATCTGCCACCATTGTTTGGGGGAAAACTTCACGATACTCCTCCGATTCAATCAAATTACGCACTCTACGGCCAAAGTCTTCAGACAAACCAGCGGTGTGGGTGCCCATGATGATCTTCTTATTAGGGTATTTACCTAGGAAGTACGCAGGGAACAGGTATGAGGAGAACTCTGACTTACCCATACGTGGCGCGATGTTGATAATCACGCGCTTTTTCTTGCCCTCGACCACATCTGTGAAGATTTTGGCCAGCTTCCTGTGGTGCGGCCCAATCTTAAAGCCCGGATAGACGCTCTGAGCGAACCCCAGCATGTTTGTTTTGGCCGCTTGCAGACTAGCGCGGGCTTC